AAAACTAAAAAGAATAATTAAAAAACTAATAAAAGATTTACATAGTGACATATTAGTCAAAAACAAATATTTTAAATTTTACTTAACAAAAAATGGAAATAATAGAGTAGAAAAAATAAAAACCCAAACTATTTAATATTTATATTAAAACTTTAGTATGAATAATTATAAAATTTTATCACCAAATGAGGTTGGTAAGGGTATTCTAATCGAGTATGACGCTGGTTATATAAATCCTAAAACAGAAAGTAATAAATATATAATGGAGTCTAGAAGTTTTTTAGACCACTCAAAACCATTTGAGTTTTACGCAGTATTACAAAAATACGACACCCCAAATAGAAATGGTAGAGTTTATCCAGAAGATATATTAAAAAGAGAAGCCGAAAACTACAAAAAAATGATAGCAAGAGGAACATCTCTTTCTGAGTTAAATCACCCAGAGTCATCTTTAATTGATCTTGATAGAGTATCACATATTATAAATGAAATATGGTGGGATGGAAAAATGTTAATGGGTAAATTAAAATTATTAACAAGTCCTGGTTTTCACGAAAGAGGAATCGTATCAACAAAAGGTGATATGGCAGCAAATTATTTAAGACAAGGTGTTACACTTGGTATTTCATCTAGAGGTGTTGGGTCTCTTAAAAAAGTTGGTGAAACAAATGAGGTACAAAAGGACTTTGAATTAATTTGTTTTGACTTAGTGTCTTCACCATCTACACCAGGAGCTTATTTATTTTTAAATCGAGATGATAAAAATAAATTTGAAGAAAACCTAGAAGAAGAAAAAAGAATGTCAGCTGAAAGAAATATTGGTGAAACAGGTAACAAATCTCTTGACTTAATGAAAAAATTATCGAATTATTTAGATAAATAAAAAATTATGGAACAAGGAGAAAAATATTTTGTAGCAAAAGTTTCACTAGATTTGGTTGATAGTGAAAGCGGAAAAGTTAGAAAAGCCAAAGAAGAAAAATTAGTACTAGGTTATACACCAACAGATGTTGAGGCAAAGATTACAAAAATCTATGAGAACTATAGTATGGACTGGAGAATTACAGCAATTACTGAAAGTAAAATAGATGAAGTTATAGAATAAATAACTAAAAACTACATTTAATAAAAAAGGGAGGACAATAGTCTTCCCTTTTTTATTTTATATAAAATTAAAATTTTTCATTAGTTGTAAGTATTTATTATTAAAACAAAAATAGTAAATGGCAAATAATAAAAATGTTATTGAAGATACTCTTATCCAGATTTCTAATCTAGAAGAGTCTCTTAATAGAAATGCACAAGGAATACTTGCTTCAACAATGAAGGAAGAAATCAACAATTTAGTAAAAGAATCTCTAAAAGAACAAGATGAGGTTGATGATGAAGAAGTTGACGTTGAAGAAACTGATACTGATAATTTTGATGAAATGGGTGACGAAGAAGTAGAAGACATCGAGGGAGATGTTGATTTTGAAGAAGAGCCAATGGCTATGACACCACCTATGGATTCTAATGAGTACGATGATGACGTTGTTGATATGACCCAGGCTTCAGATGCTGAATTAATTAAGGTATTTAAAGCTATGGATTCTGACGATGGAATTATTGTACAAAAAGACGACAATATGCTAAGTATTAAAGATAACGAAACAGATAGCGAATATATTGTTCAGTTGAGTGAATCAGAGTTGGACGAATTTGAGTTTGAAGACGAATTTTCTTTTGGAGATGATGATGATGATGATGATGGTTTTAATTTAGATGGCTTTGATTTTGAGGAATTTGGTGAAGAAATGTTATCATCACCAATTGAGGGTGAAGCAGAAACAAATGAAAACATCTACGAATTAGAACTAGATGAAATGATGCACGATATGGGTGATTCTGAAATGATGGGAGATATGACAGAAATGTTTGATGACGACTTAGAAGGTGACTTTGGTGATGCTGAAATGTTTGAGGATGACTATATGGAAGGCCTTGAAGATGAAGTTGAACTAATGGAATCTAAAAAATCTAGAAAACCAAAAGGAGTTGGTATGGGTAAGGCCTCGAAGTTTAAGTACTCTAAAAAACCAAATCAAGAAGGTGGATTCAAAACAGTCAAAAGAAAGGTTAACAAGACAATGGGTACTGGAAAACCTAAGTACGAGTGGAAGGAAGAGGTTAATATGTATGAAAAACCTAAATCACCTAAATCTAAAAAAGATGGTGGTGAAATGAAAGAAGCTTCTAGAACACTAGGTGTTGGTAGATCTCATGGTAAACCAGGACTTCCAAAACCAAAAGCTTATGGACTAAAAGAAAGTAATGTTAAAAGAGAAGTTAACCTTCTAAGAGAAAAGAATGAGGAGTATAGAAAAGCACTTAATTTGTTTAGAAATAAACTAAATGAAGTTGCAATCTTTAATTCTAATCTTGCATACGCTACTAGATTGTTTACCGAACACTCAACAACAAAACAAGAAAAAATAAACATACTAAGAAGGTTTGACAATGTCGAAACCTTAAAAGAGTCAAAAACTCTTTATAAATCAATCAAGAACGAATTAGGTTCTGAAAAACCAATGGAAAATACAATAAATGAGTCAATTCAAAGAACTGTTGAGAGAGCTCCGGCTACAGGATCAGCAGTAAATTTAATTGAATCAAAAACGTATGAAAATCCACAGTTTTTAAGAATGAAGGACTTGATGGGTAAAATAAAATAAACTTTTTAAAAGTAAACTATATTTATAGTATACATAATAAAAAATAAAGCTAAAAAAAAAAATAAAAATGGGAGCATTATTAGAATCAGGTCTTGTTGGTAACATTGGTCTTAAACACCTTAAAGTTATCAAAGAAGACACAATCGAAAAATGGAACAAATTAGGGTTCCTAGATGGACTTAGAGGACATCTAAAAGAAAACGTTGCACAGTTGTATGAGAACCAAGCTTCTCATCTTATCAACGAGGCAACATCAGAAGGGTCAAACGGAGCATTTGAAACCGTTGTATTCCCTATTGTGAGAAGAGTATTCTCTAAATTGTTGGCAAACGACATCGTATCAGTACAAGCAATGAACTTACCTATTGGTAAATTGTTCTACTTTGTACCTAAAATCCAAGGTTATCAAAACCCAGGACAACACTATGCACCAATTGGTTCACCAGAAGCTGTTAATAGTGGCCAAAACGATCCTGCACAAGGTTATGACACTGGTACACCATACAATAAAAATCTTTATGATTTATTTTATGAAGGTTCTGAAGCTGGATTAGATCCAGAAGGTCTATTTGACTATTCTAAAGGACGTTGGTCTGCAGTCACTTCACCTGCAACAGTTGTTAAATGGGATGGTTCTGCATTAGTTGACGCATCAGATGATGACGCAGTATACGTTGGAAACCACAGAAAAGTATTAATGAAACTTTGTGGATGGCAAGCGCTTCCAGGAGCTGGAAAATTAATTGGTCCTGATGGACACGAAATGGATACTGAATCTTTCCTTTCAGACCTTAAAATTACAGCTGGAGCTGGTCTTGGTTTAGACGCTGCAAACCCTTGTCCACAATCTGGAAACCTATTATTTAGAGTTGTAACTCAAAAATATGGTAGAGGAATTGTTGATTATGGATCAAAAACACAAACTACTTGGCCAACTGATGGTAATGGTGGTTCATTCTTTAATGTATGTGACGCTGAAGGTTGTATCTATTTAGAAGTTGACCTTTCTTGTCCTGCATGTGTTAACTGTGGAGCTGATACTCTTGATGGATATACAGGAGCTACCCTTTCTGCAATTACTTCTGGAACTTCATTTAACGCTACTTGGAAGAGATACGAAGAACTTGAGTTCGAAGAAGAAATCGGTGAGGTTTCATTTGACCTTGAGTCAGTTACTGTTTCAGTTACAGAAAGAAAATTAAGAGCTCAATGGTCACCAGAACTTGCACAAGACGTTGCAGCATTCCACAACATTGATGCGGAAGCTGAACTTACAGCGTTATTGTCTGAACAAGTTGCTGCTGAAATCGATAGAGAAATTCTTCGTGACCTTCGTAAAGGTGCTGCTTGGAATCTACGTTGGGATTACAATGGATGGAGAAGATTGAATCTTACTACATCTTACACTCAAAAAGACTGGAATCAAACTTTGATTACTGCAATTAACCAATTGTCTGCACAAATCCACAAGTCTACACTTAGAGGTGGTGCTAACTGGATTGTAGTTTCTTCTGAGGTTTCAGCTAT